AGCCTAACCCTACTCTCCGTGTACCAGTCAGGCTTGACTCTTTCAAGGAATCCTACTATATGAGTCCCACCATACTCAGGCCACTTCTCATCTCCCATCCATAGAATGCTCATCTTTCGTTGTGGGCGTTCAGACTCTTCTTCGGGCCATTCAACTATGGGCTTTCCTAAACTTTTCTGTATTTCATCATCATCTACAAATGTTCTTGGAAATAGCTTTTGGTTTTCCCAATGAAGCCCTACAACCTTACGGGCTATCGTTGGATTAGTAAGCCATCTATATTTTTCTCCCATTCGTACATAAAGCCTAGCACTCTGAAAAATACTCATATTCACCTATTCCTCCTTTAACTTTTTATATTGTCTCATAACTTTCTCCACATACCTTATAATCTGCTTTGCATCTGGCCTTTTACCATTTACTATACACTCCTTATGAGAGAGCATACTCTTAACCTCGTTCCAATCATCAGCGTCTTTACCCTTTCCAAGAGTAAGATGTTGAGCCTCCTGTATATAAAGAAATCCACCATTGTAGCTTGCCAAGGCAAACCTTATGTCTTTTTCCTGTAGTCCAAAAAATTTGAGCCTACACCATTGAAGATACCTTACTCCTCCTTTCACATTCTCTTCTGTGTCAAAAACCTGTATCACTCTCATATCAGCAGCAGTTCCATCCATAAGCTGCATCAGTCCCTTTGCACCAGCAGAAGAGACAGCCATCGGATTCAAGCTACTCTCAATAATAGCTACTGCCTTTGCAAGTCTCCAGTCAATGGGAAACTCTTCACAGACGTATTGAAATAGCGAGTTAAACCTATCTTCTTTATTCATGGGGTTCATACCTCGGAGGCATATTATCAGCATCCCCATCACACTGATACATGCAATAATAGCAAGCTTCCCATACTTTCTCTTCATCAGTTTTCAACTCCTCTCCACATACACAAAACTTACCTTTTAGATACAACATGTTCCTTCTCCTTCAAAAACTCATCAATCCTCTCAGCTAAGTGCTTCAGTTCATCAATGGAGATATAAATCTCCAAATCCTCTCCCCAATAGATACTAACCCTATCATTATCCTCTTGAAGCACTAACTGAGGAAGCTCTTCCTCTCCAAGCCACACACAAACACTATTTTTCATCTCCTACCTCCTCAAAACTATACTTATCCTTCGTTAGAGGCTAAAATATCTTCAATCCTTACATCAGTATCCCATTGAGCAATGTAAAACTTCGTAGTACAGCCATTCACAACTCCAAACAGAATTGGGTCTTCTACTTTAGCAATGTAGCCAATTTCGAACTCATCAAAACAGTTTAGTTCCTTAGCTTTCTCCAGCTCTTCCAGCACATCTGTGGGAGGGACTTTGCTTGTTTTAGTAATGGACTCAAAGGTTAGCACATCATGCCCTCCATCCTTTTTTCTAGTCTTCTTATAGAGCTTCTGGTTGAATGCAGCAATTTTCTCTTGCCTAACATACCTGAAATGTTCATATGCAATCGCCAACTTCCTTTGTAGACTTTTTACCTCCTCATCCTTTTCAACTACCTTTTTGAACCCTAACCTTTTTAACCTGCTTTGCTCTTCTTCTTTTAGACCTCTTAGTGCTGTTTTCACTCTTCTTCTCCTTATTTTTTGCTACCCTCTCATAGTAGAGGACATTATTTTTATTTATCACATACTCAACACCGATTGCGTCTACTATATGAACCATCTCCTTTTCCCAAATATAGGTAACGTTCTGGATAAGTAGCTTCTCGCCTCCTATGAAGTGGATGATTTGATGATGAGATAAACCTGGAACATTACATTGACGTTGTTTGTTTATGTCTATCATTTTACTCCTCGTATGTAATTGTGGTTATATAAGGCATGGAACTAGTAGTAAAACTAGAAGTATACATCCAATCTTGCATAGGTGAAGTAGTAAATGTTTGCTGCGTAAGAAACCTTTTCAAATCCTCATCTATCCGCTCACCCTGCTCAAGTTCATGCAATAAGTCCTTTGGTTTAAGCATCAAGCTCCTCAAAATCATACTCACACTCAGGACATCTGCCAAACACATCTATGTCTTGTGTGCTAACAATAGTTTTGCAGTTGGGACAGGGAAAGATTAGAGTTACTGTAGGTTTTGCCAAGTCCTTTACAGACTCAGCTTTCTTACCTCTTTTGTATCTTCTTTGGTCATAAGAGAATACTGGACTCATATTTCTCCTTGCAAACTTGACTAGTCAGCATCATTTGGGTTGCTCCTTCTCTCTGGTAATGATAGTTGGTATATATCTTTCAGCTCTTTTTCGTCTGAGCTTATGAACAATTCCCCAAGTTTTATTGGCAAATTGCACCCGGTGCGTAACTGGATAAGGAGTTTGAGTCTCTATCTCCTCAAAGGGTATGCGACTGAATTTAACTAATCCTCGTTTAGATAAATCCTTAGCAATAGCGAAATCTATCTTATTCATTCTAGCTCCTCGAGTCTGTCCCCGATTATCCACCAAACAAGTTTCAAAATAGAGTAACAATGATTGTTCATCTTTTGTCATCATTTCCTCCTCCAAACTTGACAACTCTCAATGGATGTCAACTTTGCTGCCCTGCCTAGACTAGTAGATACCATCCTTGCCCTCTCATTGCTAGGTAACTTATCCCTTGGGAGTCGTACCTCCTCCGTGAGTAGGGGCAAGTACCACAGGGCAGCTAATTATCAAAGATGTCAGTCTAGCTACTCTGGCAGTTGGTACTGCAAGACCTTTTGTCGGTTTTCCGATGTACCTCAGGCTATCACGCCACAGGGTAGCTAGTTGCGAAAGAACTGCAGCCCACTCCCCACCCAGGAGCAGGCATTAACTCAATCTAACGGCATAAACCTCTTGATTTCATTCCTCACATCACCTTGATACTCTCTCTGCCCAACCACTGCCAGACACTCCGCTCCAATCATATCAGCTCGTACTTCATTCAACTTATCCACTGCTTCTTGCAACGTCAGTCCTTTTGGAAACTTCGTCTTCGTCGCACTAATCAATCCCTTCGTTTTCATCATCGCACCTGGACTCAACTTTGCATCTACCATAAGATTTGTCCACAGATGTCTCTCTTCATATTCCCCCTCGATGATTACAAAATCTCCATTCCACATCTGCGTTCCAGTCGAGGCTGTAGTTGGTTCCAACCCACTCACCCTCACAATATAAGTGTCTGGTGGCAGAGCACTAAACCCTCCTTCTAGAATATCATCCCAACCCATATCAACGTCTGTTTCAGGCATTACTTCTCACCTCCCTTCGTCTTATGCTTCAATCCTTCCAACAGAGCTGTAAAATCCTGCTTAACCATTCCCTTTAGCCCCAACCTTGACTTCGCTACATACAAAGATGTAGCCTCCGTTCTCCATTCATATCCTCCCATTCTACTAACCTCAGCATGATAGACTTCATCAAACCTATTGGTTAGCTCATCTGGCAATGCTCGTGTATAGATAGAAGGCTTAATGGGTGGTTCACCTGGCTTTAACCCAACACTTCTTGTCTGTCCTTTAATTGGAATAGGATCAGTTTTCTCCTTTTCATGTGCAGTTACCACCAAGTGCTTGCCAAGTGCAGGAAACTTCCATATCAGCAAACTCATATGTCCCGCAAACATTCCCCAATGATTTATTTCCATCAAACTGTCTATTTTCTGATTAAGCCCTAGTATATGATTCATAAGTATTCGCTGCACTCCTGTCAATGGATCAATGACATAACTTGCATACTGTGGATGGCTCACTTCTTGTTCAAGTTTGCGCTTAAACTTCAACCAAGCAGTAGGTCGTTTAGGGTCTAAGTCCATATATGTATCGTATGTAATGTCCTCGCCCGCTAGAGAGGCAGTTCCACCCTCAAGGTCAAACAGATATACAGGCTTTGGTAACGTCCTTGCTGCATATGTCTTGCCTGTCCCTGACGGCCCATAGACCAAGAACTTGCCTACATAGTTATTGAAATCAATGTTCTTAGTGTTCATCTTTCACCTTCCCCATCACCCATTTACTTACAAATAGAGCTACAATGAGTATGACAAAAAATATAGCTGCATTACTCACTCTTAATCTCCTTTCCTTGCTTCGCATCCCAAACACTCACCTCATACATATCCATTGCTCCCTCTCCATGCAAACACAACTCTGTATATGGACACGCACCATAGTAGTTGCACATGGATTTATTCATGGGATAACTATCGTGTTCAGTGGCATACACTATGTTCCGAGCTATATCAACTACCTCCTTTCCAAAGTTATTCTGCTGATCTATGGTGCGTGTCACTATGTCTCTCATAAACCTCTCTCTCGGCTGTTTAGCAGTGCTGATAGCATCAAGCAATACACCCTCACAGTCACCGTATTTGTCTAGACAGGCACGTACATATCCATCTATTTGATGATTAAGAGTAAAGTTTTCAAAGAAATAATAGCCCAGACTACTTGTAGTCTTATGTTCCATAACATAAATCCTTTTGTGGGTATCCTGACCATGCCATCTAACTATTGCATCCATCCTTGCTGCATAGGTCACATCATCACTAATTTCTATCAAATGACTACCATTGCATTCAATTACTTCAAATGGATTAGTCTTATACTGCTCCATATACTTTTCAAGTATCATAACACCATGCTCTACAGTTCTCTTCTCACCATCAGCAATATCTTTTGGCTGATACTCTTCCTTGAATGCTTTAATAGCATCGCCATTGGTGTAAAATACTTTGAATCCTATATGAAGTGCAGCTCCAAATAGCAAGGCTAAACTCTTTTGAATTGGAGTTAAATTACGTTTGTGTCTCCAATACCAACGCATACGACAGGTAAGAAAGTCAGAGATAGTAGTATAATCAAGTATGAGCTTATTCACTATGCACCATCCTCTCCAACTGTTCTATTTCTCGACACTCAGCCTTTGTTGCTTCTTCCAAATATAATGCAACAATCACTTTCTCTGGAGCGTCAAAGCCATACTTGTTTAATGTTTTGTATATTGCTTGTGTCATTCTTACACAATCTTCTAGAGTTCTACCTATCATTCACATCACCTGTAGTTTTGCCATCTGGATCAGGAGTCATATCAACATTTTGGTATGGATCATTGTCTAAATACACTGGTTTTGGTAATGTTCTCGAAGCATATCTCTTTCCCTTACTCACTAGTGTATATTCAGCCTTAAACTTTAGCTTTGCCATCATCTCCTCCTTTTCTCCACTTTTCAACCATGGTTTTGTGTCCTGCAAGTGCTTGTTCTTCGGTAGAATATCTATCCATATCGAGGTCACTAGAATCATTTTCAGAACCAAATACCATAGTTTCAAAAATTAGCGGGGGGCCTTCTCCATAGTTATGATCCAAGCCCAAAAACACAGTGCTTATCAGTTTTCCATCAGGTAGAATATCTTTGGCGACTTTTCTGTCTTTTTCAAAGTTACTTGCCCAACTCAACGTATCCTGATTCCTACATGGAGTACCATCTCGTTCATAATACATTGGTCTCATTTTTCTCTCCTCTTTCAAATAAATAAAGCCACTACATCAACTTCTGGTTGACACAGTGACTTGTTCTCGCTTCTCACCACCTGTATTCTTTTCATGGGGCAAGACTCCTTATTACTATGATGTAAGTATATACTATTCAGCAGGTTTGTCAAGTCCCTTAGTGCAGAACAGTGAGCAGAGCACACTTCAGAGAGCTAAGCGGAGAAAACGCTGAAACGCTATTGCTGGTAGGCGCAAA